ACTTCTGTTAAATTTGCTGGTGGAACTGCACCAACGCTAACTACAACCGCAACTACGGGAGTAGACATATTGACCTTTGTGGCTAACGGTACGTCTTGGTTTGGAACCTACGCACAGGCGTTTGCCTAATGTTTGCTGCTAAGAACGAACTCTTTACCCGTCCTTCTGGTGGATTTGTTATCCCCCGTTCCCTGCGCTTTCGGGCGAGTGCTACTGCTTATCTAGCTAAAACATTTGGAACTGCACCCACTAGCGGAACAACACAGACAAGAAGTTTTTGGTTTAAACGGGGAAGACTTACTAGCGCTCAATCTATCTGGACTGAATACGATGGTGGTACTAATGCTGTGTACTTGTATTTTAATAATGCTTTTACACTAACTGCACAAGTATCGTTTGGTGGTACGGGATATATCATAGACACTAATGCTGTATTTAGAGACCCGTCTGCTTGGTATCATATTGTTCATGTACTTGATTCTACCGCAGCGACTAGTACCAACAGGCACATACTCTACGTCAACGGTGTTCTTCAAACTCTGCAAGGAAGTGCAACATATGTACCACAAAATAGTGCTACTAACTTAACGGGTTCTGGAAGACCTTGTGAAATTGGGGTATACGATGACTTAGCTTCACAGTCCCTAGATGGCTACATGGCTGATTTTTATCTTATAGATGGTCAAGCCCTAACACCTTCATCCTTCGGCACTACCAGCACCACCACAGGCGTGTGGTCGCCAAAGAAGTACACCGGCACTTATGGCAATCATGGCACTCATCTAGAGTTCAACAGCTACGCTACTCAGGCTGCTCTGGGTACGGATACGTCAGGGAACTCCAACACATTTACGGTGAATAACTGTTCGGTCACGGCAGGGGTAACGTATGACTCCATGATTGACGTACCGACTGTTACTGATACGGGTAGTAACTACGCTGTTTGGAATCCAAACGATTCTGGATTAGCTTCTGGTTCAATTACTATAAGCCAAGGTAACTTGCACGTTGTTGGTACTGGGGGCGGTGATGAGGGTGTGGCTGGATCAATTGCAATTGATATTGGTGGAACCACAGACTATGTGTGGGAAATAAAAATAGCTGCATTAGTAGCGTCTTTCTTTGGGATTATGCCAGCATCTACATCTGGTGTTGATTCAGGTAGAACAGGACAACGATCATATTACCCAAGTTTAGGGCAAAAATATTCTAGTAGTACAGGTTCTGCTTATGCAGCTTCTAGTGGTGCTGGCGATGTAATGGGGTTTGTAATAGGTAACGGATCAATTACAGTCTATAAAAATGGTACTAGTTTAGGTGTTATGTTTTCTGGGCTTACTGATTATTGGAAGCCTTTTATGGTTCATAACAATACCTATACCATTGACGCTAATTTTGGGCAGCAAGGCTTTGCTTATCCAAGTTCATACGGTTCTGCAAAGGCACTCAACACCTACAACCTTGCCGCCCCGTCTATCCTCAAGGGCAATGAGTACATGGATGCAACTACCTATACGGGTACGGGTGCATCGCTGAGTGTGACTAACGCTGGTGGATTTCAGCCCGGATTTGTGTGGGCAAAATCTAGGTCTGCTGCAACTGACCATGCGTTATATGACTCTGTGCGCGGCACTACCAAGCAACTTGAGAGCAATACAACAAGTGCTGAGACTACAGAAGCAACTGGCTTAACTGCATTTGATAGCACAGGATTTACTGTTGGTGCGTTAGCGCAGATGAATACCAGTGCGGCAACCTATGTTGGCTGGCAATGGAAAGCAGGTTCTACTGTAACCAACACTTCAGGAACAGTTTCAGCACAAGTAAGTGCAAGTGCAGCCAGCGGGTTTAGTGTTATTACCTATACGGCAGATGCAACTGACCCGATAACGGTTGGTCACGGTCTTGGTATAGCCCCTAGTATGTACATAGTTAAAGCCCGCGATGTTGCTGGTACGGATTGGTTCACTTATCACAGATCAATAGGTGCAACTAAATATTTGAAATTGAATACAACTGCTGCCGAAGCAACCGCAACAGGTGTATGGAATAACACCGCACCAACTTCTACTGTTCTTACAACCTCAAACACAATTAACACAAACACAAAACTCTACGTTGTTTATGCTTTTGCCCAAATAGCCGGTTATAGCGCCTTTGGAATGTATACGGGGAATTCTTCTTCTGGTGGGCCGTTTGTGTACTGTGGGTTTAGGCCAAAATGGATTTTACAAAAAGTTTATAGTACAACTGGTCAATGGATGCTTTGGGACACGACTAGAAATACATACAACGTATTAACAAACGCGGAGTTAGTGGCAAATTTAACCGCCGCAGAAGGTTCTAATGGTTGGGGTACAGAGATTGACATACTGTCTAACGGGTTTAAGTTTCGTGGAGTAGACAACGCAAACTTTAACTACACCGGAGCAACCTACGCTTACGCCGCCTTTGCGGAAAACCCATTCAACAACAGCTTGGCGAGGTAACTATGTTCTATCGTGAAAAATCAGATCAATACATAAATGAAGGTTCTTCCTTCGCCATAGATGGAACGACTTACCCTTCAACATGGTTAAACATGACCTCACCAGAGGACAAAGCAGCCCTTGGACTGGTTGAGGTAACGGATGCCAACAGCCCTGAAGATGACCGCTTTTACTGGGTGTCAGATACATTGAGTGGTGCAGTCAGGACGTACACCAACACGCCTAAAGACCTTGATCCGCTTAAAGCTAACTGGGTCATCCAAATCAACCAGACAGCCTACACGATGCTGTTGCCCTCAGACTGGATGGTGGTTAAGGGTATTGAGACAAGTACGCCCGTACCGGCTGATTGGGGTACTTATCGTGCTGCGGTAAGGACTACTGCTGGTACTACCATAACGGCTATCAATGCCTCGACTACGATTGTTGAACTGCAAACGGCTATTCAAGTAACGTGGCCTACTGATCCTAACTACAAAGCGGTTGAAGCGGTTGAAGAGATATGATAATGGACAACCAGCACCTGATAAACGCGCTCATTGGTGGCGGTTTTGCAATTCTCGGCTGGTTTGCGCGGGAGCTTTGGGCTGCGGTTAAAGAACTCAAAGCCGACCTAGCCAAGCTGCGTGAAGACCTCCCCAAAGAGTACGTTGCGCGTGACGATTACCGCGAGGACATTAGAGACATCAAGTCAATGCTAGCTAAGATCTTTGAAAAACTAGAAAGCAAGGTTGATAAATAACGGTAATCCTTTTAACAAACTAACTATCGTTAGGGCATTACATGAGTTCTAATTACTCTATTACTAGAGATCAGATTATTATCACTGCCCTAAGAAAGTTAGGTGCAGTTGAACCACAAGATACAGCATCTACTATTGATGCCAACATAGTAACTAACTGTGCTCAAGCACTTAACCTTATGGTTAAGCAGTGGATGACAGAAGGTATTAAACTGTGGACAGTTACTGAAATAAACTTTCCTCTGGTTCTTAACCAGAGTTCCTACACGGCAGGCCCAAGTCTGTGTGACATTACAACTGACAAGCCTTTACGTATCATTCAAGCTTGGGTACGTAATACTGTAGTAACCCCAGACATTGATATACCTCTAAACATTATTAGCCGCCAAGAGTACAACACACTTGGGTCTAAGTTTAGTACTGGTACAGCTAATAGTATTTACTTAAACCCAGGTGTTACTACTAGCACCATAAAGCTGTTCCTTACTCCTGATGCTAGTGCAGTAGCTACCTATACTGTGTACATGGTAGTGCAACGTCCTATCAATGACATTAGCTCTTCTTCTACTGTACCTGACTTTCCTAATGAATGGATGCAAGCATTGGTCTGGGGTCTTGCAGATCAGTTAGCTCTTGAGTACGGCTTGCCTGTAAATCATAGGCAGGAAGTACTACTAAAAGCAGAGAAATACAGAGACTTGTTGATGGAATGGGACATTGAGAATGAAAGTACATTCTTTACTCCTGATATTCGTTCAGCCGTTCGTTATGGGCGGTAGGAACTAATATGCCTATTGCAAGACTACCCTTTGCACAACTGATTGAATCTAGGGCTGCATCTACAGCTAAAGACTCTAGGTCAGTTAATGTCAGTTTTGAGACTAAAGACCAAGCCAGTAAGGATACTGTTAAACGTCCTGGTTTAGCCCTAATCACACTTAACTCAGCTATTGGTGCAAGCACTGCTCAAGGGATGTATGAGTGGTTTGGTAACTTGTATGTTGTTACTAGTAACACGTTGTACAAGATAACCTCTGGGCTGGTTAAAACTACTATAGGAGTACTTACAGGTACTGTTCAGAACGTCTACTTTTCTGAGTCTGCAGATCACAGTTATTTGTTTCTACACAATGGGACTAATGGGTATGTGTTGGACAGTTCTGCTGTCTTTAGCGTAGTAACTGGAACTTCAGTTTATTCAGTAGTTATATCCACAGGTGGTAGTGGATATGTTTCTCCAACAGTTGTATTTGGTACAACTTGGGCAGCAACAACTCCATATATTGTAGGCAACCAGATATTCTATGGAGCTAACCTATACACCGTTACTACGTCAGGTACTACCTCTACTGTTCCTCCCACTCATACCAGCGGATCAGTAACTGATGGAACAACAGTCTTAGCCTATGCAGGAGCTACAGCTACAGGTACGGTTGATTCTACTGGGGGTGTAATTACTGGTGTAACCATAACTGCTTATGGGTCTGGATACACTGCTGCACCTATAGTTACCTTTTCTGGATCTCCTGGTACTGGTGCTACTGGTCTGGTAAATCTTAGTGGGTTCCCATCTTTAGCTTCTGCTATTGCAGCAGGAGCAGCATACTTAGATGGATACACAATAGTAGCTACAAAAGCAGGGCAGATATATAACAGTGATCCCAATGATCCTAAATTGTGGAACCCACTTAACTTTACTACTGCTGAAGCAGATCCTGATTTGATTGTAGGTATAGTTAAACATTTAAACTATATCTGCGTATTTGGGGAATGGAGTAGTGAGTTTTTCTATGATGCTGCTATTGCTACAGGTAGCCCTTTAGCTAGACAAGATAGTTATAAGAATGAGATTGGTTGTGCCAACGGCAATAGCATCTTTCAATTTGAACAGAGTGTAATGTTTGTAGGTAAGTCTAAGACTCATGGTAAATCAGTATTTATGTTGGAGGGATTGGCTCCTAAGAAACTGTCTACTAGGTACATTGAGAAGTACCTAAATGCTGACGCTACCAGCGACATCCAAGCTTATGTTTTTAAGATAGAGGGGCATACGTTCTATATAATGAACTTGCCTACTCTGGATAAAACCTTTGTCTATGATATAGAAGAAGCCATGTGGTATGAGTGGACTTCATATTACAGCAGTGCTGAACACGCATTTGTCATACATACAGCTACTGACTTTAATCAGACAACCTATGGGCTTCATAGGACAGATGGCAACCTATACTCAATGGCTACTACCAATCTTTCAGATGCTGGTACAGCTATCTATTGGAGAACCATAACCTCAAACCTTGATTCAGGAACTATGCACAGAAAGTTCTATAAATCAGGTGAGGTTGTAGGAGATAAGGTCAATGCTACTATGACCGTATCTCACTCAGAGAACGACTATGTTACTTGGTCTACAGGAAGAACTATAGATCTAAGTAAGAGTCGTAGCATT